CCGCCATCGTACACCTCCACGCCCACCAGATCGCCCTGGTTATCCTGGCTGAACATCACGCCCCGCAGGGCCTGCACCTGGGCGGGCTTCCGGAGATCGGCCTGGAGCCATGTTTCACGGGGTTGCAACGGGGTTCACCTCCTTTGCGAGCTGCACGGCGATCTCGCCGGTATATTGATCCTTGCGGATGCACGTAAGCTCGGTATAATCCTCAAAGGCTATCTGCATCTCGCCGTAATGGAACACGATGCGCCGCGTCTTTTCCGGGTCGCTAAAATCCGCGCACACCCCCGGGATGGCGGCGTTTTTCAAAAAGCACCAGAGCAGGCCGTCGGACGCCCCGGCTTCACCCTCGTCATACTCGGTGCCGTCATTCAGGATCAGCTTTCGTCCCCGCATCCTTCTCGGCCTCCTTTGCCATAAAATAGCTGTCCTGGATCAGCAGCAGCGCGGCGGACAGCGCGTCCACGTTGCCTTTGGTGGAAATGATGGTGAGCGACTGCAGCAGGTTATAGGCGCGCTCCAGGTTATCAGAAATCATCATGCGTACCTCCCGAGAATCTGTACAGAGCGGCCTCCGGCAGCCGTAACGGCCCCGCCGCTGCTGTCCCTGAGGCTCAGCCAGTATGCGCCGTGGCTGTCAACCATAAGGGTTCCAGCGCTTACGGTGCTGGCCGATAGAGCATCCACCCTTGTGCCGCCCACCAGGTTATCGATCCTCGCCTTTTGGGTGCTGAGTTCGGAGGCGGTAACATAGCCGCTCAGGTCGATTTTGCTGGCGGAAAGGGTGATGGTGGTGGAGGTTTGGTTGATCATGCTGGCGATGGTGTTGCCGTTGTAATCGGTGGAGGATACCTTGCTGCTGATCGCAGCGGCCTGCACCGAAAACTTGGCGGAAAGGGATGCCTGCCCGTCCCGTGCTGCCGTTACCTCCGCCGATACGCTGTCCGCCGTCTGCTTGACCTGGCTGGAATATTGCATGATGGATTGGTAGCCGCCCGGCAGGTTATTGATGCCGGTCTTTTCCACCAGGCCGGTGATGCCCTGGGCCTGCACCCGCAGGCTCGCGCCCAGGGCGGTCTGCGCCGCCTCCGAGCTGGTGATCTCCTTTGCAAAAACCCAGACGCCGTGGGGATCGATCTCCAGGCCGGCCTCGTGGAGGATTTCGGTGTGGTCCTGAACGTGCTTATCCGTGGCTACCCATCTATACTTGTTTTTTTCCGTCTCCTTGCTGGTTTTCTCGATGGCGGAGCTGGATGAGGCGCTGGAAGAATGGAACGCGCGGGAAAGGGTGTATTCCTCGTTGGCAAGGGTCACTTTTACGCGCCCGGGATCGCCGTACACATCGGGCCAATACAGCTTGGTGATGGTTTGCTGCTGGGTTACGTTATAATCCGGCAGGGCAAGGCGGTACATGGCTCCAAGCTCCGCGCGGTCGTAGGCTTCCCCGGTGGCCTGGTGCAGATCAAGCAAATCGATCTGGATAGAGAGTAAGGGGTTTTTATGCTGGGCCAGATACCGGGCGCAATCGGCCTCAAACTGGGCCTGGGGCGTATCATCATCCTTGCCGGCGTAATGCTCTACGATGCCGTACAGGCTGATGGTATCGGCGTCCAGCTTGCCGCCGGTCAGATCGGGGCTGATGATGCGGGTGCAAAGGTTTTGATCATCCTCCGAGATTTTGCAGGATTCGATGTTGCGGGCAAGGCGGCCCTCCGCCGTTACGGTTTGGGGCTTTCTGATAACGCTCAAAGTCCAGGGCAAGGAGGATTGATTGATGGAGAGGCAATAATCGGGCAGATCGGCTAAAACGCGCAGGATGGCGGATAAAACATCCTCATGGCTGCCGTTATAGCTCACGGTATCCGTGGCAGCGATGGTGCCCAATTGCCAGAGGGTGCCGGTATAGCTGGCAAATATCTGCGGGATAACGGTGCTGGCGGGGGAGGAATCGATTTCCAGGTCATCCTTGATGATATAATCGCCGATCTCCGCGATGCCGTGATCCAGCTGGTACTCCTTCTGATCCCGCCGGTAGTTATGGGAGGGGGCGCGGACGCGGAAAATTCCGGCGCTGCCCATGGAGGTATACAGCTCCACCCAGTTGCGGATGGAGAGGGTTTCCCGGTCCGGCAGGGTCAGGGTGGCGGTGGAGAGGGGTTCCAGGCTCAAGGTGACGGATGTATGCAGGGTATCCAGCCGGCGCAGCTCGTGCATATTGCCATCCAGCACGCGGGGCAGGGGGATGTTATAGATCATAGCCAGAGCCCCCTTGCTGTGCATTGGGCGGTGATGCTGCCGGTAACGGATATGTTGTTTGATTTGCCGCATTCCGCAAGCAGGTCATCGTCCCCGGTGCGTTTGCTTAGCAAGCTTGTATTGCCGTATTTGATGGATAAAATGCCGTTATTATGGGCAATTTTGATCACGCCGCCGCTGGGGATGCTGATGCCGGAGAGGGCAATGGTGGTGCCGCCGATGGCAATAGAGCAGGAGGTGATGGCGGCGGTGGCGGTGATATCGGCATCCACCTGGGCGCGGGCGATGGAGGGCGGGACGCTGCCGGGAACGTAGAGAGAGGAGCCGGTGGTTACAGAGGGAACTTTATCCTGCCAGAAGGGCGGATTATAGGCGGTAAAGGCAATAGAGAGCGGGGCGGTAAAATCCTTTGCGGTCAGCGCGGGCGGGGCGGTGCAGATCACGCTCAAAATATGCTCGGGGCGGTCGCTGGTCTGCAAATCCCCGCCGGCCATGGCCCAGGCGGTGATGCGATCCAGGGTGCGGCGGCGCTCCTTGATATCCGGGCAGTGCAGCTCAAACAAGACTTTGACCGAGGCGCTGCCGATGGCCTGATGGGTTACATACGCGCCTGGGCGGGTGGCCATGGCGGCGGTGGTGATCTCAAGCTGGGGATCGGCGTACTGGATATCAAGCACCATCAGGGATGGGTGGAAGGAGGAAAGCGGGACGCCGTTAAGCGATAATTCATAGCGGCTTATCATGCGGGCGCGTACCTCCTTGCTGTGTAATCATTGGCCTGGCTGCGGTTTACGTGGTCGGTGATGTCCTCGCCGTTGAGGTAGGCGTTTACGGGGGTGGAGGCAAGGGCGGAGGCGATCTCGGAGCGCAGGGCCGAAAGGAAGCCGGAGAAGTCCATCATGCCGCCCTCGCCATCCCGGTAGCGGCGGGCCTGGGAGGCTGTAAGCACCATTTCCCCGCGGTGCAGGATGGCCGGGTAGTCATCATATGGGATGTTATACGCGCCTTTGGCGTGCAATGCGGCGGTGGTGTTCCCGGTGCCGGAGGCGGCGCTGCGCAGGGATCGGGCCGCGCCGTTCATGGCGTTTACAAGGCTATTGCCGGCGGAGGATACGCCCTCGGCGGTGGTGCTCATGTATTCGGCAGCGCGCTGGATGGCGGTGCGGGTGATATCGATTTGCTCGGTGGTTTCGGCGATCTCCGCCTCGGCGGCGGCTATATCCGCGTTGGCCTGCTCGATGGTGGATTGGTATTGATCCATCTGGTCGCCGATGGCGGCAATCTGCTCGGGGGTTAAAAGGTTATCATTGGCGGCTTGGTTCCAGATATAATCCTGCTCGTCAAACATATGGCCGATTCCAGGGTAGGCATCGAGGAGGGATTCGGCAGCGCCTTGCGCAAGCCGCATAAGGTCCTGGGATGTATAGCCCGCCTGGGCCGCCGCTTCTGCCGTGAGGTTCGCAAGGTTCTCAAGTTCCGTCAGTTGTTCCCCACCGATTTCAAGGCCTGTCCCTTTGTTCTCGGTGTTATACTGCTGGGATAGGCGGAGCTGTTCGGCGGAGTAGGCGTTGATCATGGCGATCATCTGATCATTCATCGCGCCCATCTGCGCCTGTGCCATATCGCGGGACACCTCGGCGGTGGCTTTTTTTGTTTCCTGCTGGCCCAAATACTCCACCTGCGATGCAAGGGCGTTGTTCATGGCCTGCTGGATGGCCTGCTGGCGGATTTCCTCGGTCATGGCCCGGGCGGTGGCAAGGTTCTGCTCCAGGCTGGTCCCCTGGGCGGTCAGGGCCGCGCCCACCTGGGGCATGATGGCGTTCAGCTGCTCGGTGGCGGTTTTCCACTCGTTGGTGGCGGTCACTTCCTCGCCGTATTTGAGGCGCAGCTGCTCCATATAGTCCAGCAAGCCGGAGGCCTGGAAAGCGTTTACCTCGGCGGCGCTGATATCGCTCTCCATTTGATCGGTGATGCGCTCGTTCTCGGATTTGCCGGTGATCAGCGCCCAAATGCCGCCCGCAAGGCCGTATTGGTTGATGGCATCGGAAATGTCAGATATGCCGGTGGTAAGTGTTTGGACAAAATCGCGGAAGGAATCCTTAAACTGATCGGAGACGGCAATCTGCAGGCCCTCCAAGGCGCTGTTCAGGATGGTGATATCGCCCTGCAGGTTATCCAGCATGGTTTCGGCCATTTCCTGGGCCGCGCCGTTGCCTTCATCGGCGGCCTGGATGGCAGCGGAAAGCTTTGCAAATTCTTCCTGCGAGGCGTTCATCAAAGCCAGCCAGCCGGTGGCACCTTCCTCGCCGGCGATCTGCTTTGCGTATTCTGTTGCCGTTTTTTCGTCAAGCTGTGCCCAGGCTGCGCGGGCCTCGGTGATAAACTCCGAGAAGTCTCGGACGGATGCGGTGCTCATGGCGTTTTGCTGCATCTCAGCAAGGGCGTTTTGCCGCGCAAGGATTTCCTCTTGGGCGTGTTCACCCTCAGCCATCCAGGCCTCGTATTCTTGTTGGGCGGTTAAAAACGCCTGCATTTCCTCCGCGCCGTACTCGTAAAATTCAACGCCGAGGCTCTCCATGATGCCTCGTGCTCCCAGCTTATCGGCGGATGCGCCGGTATCGGTGCCCAGGCGCAGGATGATTTGGCGCAAATATCTGCCGGCCTGACCGGCCTTAACGCCTTGATTTGCCATAACGCCGATGGCCTCTGCCATATCCTCGGCAGCAAGGCTCATGGAGCCGGCGACGGGAGCGACAAATTTAAAGGTTTCGCCCATCATCCCTACGTTTGTATTTGCCTTGGTGGCGGTGGCCGCAAGGATATTGGCAAAATGGGAGGCATCCTCTGCCTCAATGCCAAAGGCGGTCATGGCGTCGGTGACGATATCAGAGGTGGAGGCAAGGTCCATGCCAGAGGCAGCGGCAAGGCTCAAAACGCCGTCAATGCCAGCAAGCATCTGCTCGGTATCCCAGCCGGCCATGCCCATGTAATACAAGGCTCCGGCGGCCTCGGTGGCGGTAAACTTGGTAGATGATCCAAGTTCAATGGCGCGCAGGCGCAGGGCGTCAAAATCATCGCCGGATGCCTGGGATACGGATTGTACCTCGGACATCATGGCGTCAAAGTCCATGCCGGCGTTCATGGCGTCCTTGAAAAACTTGCCTGCGGCAGCAGCGGTGGCGGTGATGGCGGTTGCCGCAACGCCGGCGACGGTTTTGCCAACGGTGCCGAATCCCTTGGTTGTTTTTTCGGCCTGGGCAAGGTCGGTGGTAAATTGGCTGGTATCAAGGACCAATTTGGCGGATAGGGTAAATACATCCATGGTTTTTCCCTCCTTCCCCGCTTATTCGGAAAACAGGGAAAGCACGTGGTCGATAATTTGCTGCTTGGTTTGTTTGGGCGGGCGCTGCTCCGGGTATACCAGCTCAATAAACGAGGGGGCTTCCCATTTGCCGCCGGCAAAGGCGATAAAGGATTGGGCGAGGGCGCGGAGCATGGAGGCGGTATAATCCTGGTAGATCAGATCGCGGTTATCATCCTCGATCATGGCGATCAGGGCGGGCATGGAATAATAGCCGTATTTTTGCAGGATGATCAGGAGCCTTTTGCGCTGCGCTTTGCTGCAGGCGCGGACGACGGAAAAAAAGTTGCGGCCAGATCATCATAATTCTCACGCAATACGGCAACGGCCTGGGCAAAGGTCTGCGTTTTTACCTTTTCCACGGGCTGCTCAGAGAAGACGCTGATGATCTCCATCAGATCGGCGTAATGCTTATCAAAGCAAAGGGTTATAATGCGGGGCAGCAGTTTGCCGACGGTGACGATCAGGGGCAAGCGCCAATAATTTTTGAATTCGTCCAGCATTTTCACCAGGTCTTCATCCTCGCAGATGTTGCCGAAGGGGGCGGCAAGGCGGATCATGGCAACCTTGGTTTGCTCCAGGGTCATTTCGGATAATTTCATCAGTTCCTCCTAATAAAAACGGGGCCGGGGTAAATCCGGCCCCGTTGATGGGTCATTATTTGCCGTCTTATTGAGAGGGCATGTCGAAGAACACAACCTCAAAGGGGGCGTAATCGTAGTCATCGAAATTGGCCTGGTGGGCGTGGAATTCGGCGGCCAACGTGCCTTCGTCCTTATCCTTATAGGTCAGGGTAAAATCGGCGGTGTTCAGGGCGTTTTTCAGGACGATCAGCACAAGGCGGCCATCGGACAGGTCACCGGCCCAGCAGATGTTGGTCAGGTAATCGTCCGCGTCAATGGCGGTGCGCATTTTGATGGTGGTCTTTTTGCCGCTGGTTGTGGCATCGCCGGTGCCCAAAAGTACCTTGATATTATCGGGTGTTACCTCAACAAGGGTAGTATTCAGGTAGGCGTCGGCGCTGTCAACAAACGTGCCGCCCTTATAGGCGTAGCGCTTGCCGTCAATATCCGGGTCACGGGTTTCGCGGGTGACGTGGAACTCGCCGCCGCCACGGGTAGCACCAAGGATATTTCCGGCGGTGATCGCCGCGGCAATGGCGGTTTTCAGCGCGGTGGCATCGGTGGTGCTGGAGTATTCAAAATTCTTAAGGATCACACCGGCGTTGAGCTGAAGGTTATCAAATGTGTCAGCCCGAAGCGCGGTGGTCAAACCGGGAGCGCCCATAATTTCCTCCGTTCTCCGGGCTTAGATGCCCGGCATATGGTATGCGTTAATGGATAGGTTGATATAGATGGATCGGAAATCGCCATCGACCATCAGCTGCTGCAGGGGATTTTCCGGCCAGATGGCGATATGGCCGCCGGTGCAGGGGATCAAAACGCCCTGGCCGATGGCGGCGGTGATTTCATCCGCCTTTTGCATCAGATCAAGATTGGATACCGATCTGTACCAGGGCTGGATGTAAAAGGAGGCTTTCTGATCCCATTCGGGCTCATTCAGCGGGATGGTGATATAAGGCACAACGGCATCATCCGGCACATCGGCAACGGTATAGACGGGGAGGCCGAATTGCTGGAGCCATTGGCTCAAAGCGCTGGCGGTGGAAATCATACGGGAAGCTCCCACCTTTCGGCGGCTACCTTGCCGATCTTCACGGTGCTGGCGTCCGGGGCCTCGCTGTCCGCCTGATTGCTGGTAACGCGGAAAATGGCGTTATCGGAATCCCGGCGGAATACATCATGGTAGACAAGGCCAAAGCCCTTGGCGGTGACAACGGTGTAAACCTCCGTAATGCCCTGTTTTTCGGCCGTACGGGCCTCCATGGTGCTATCCTTGGTGATGGTTGCCATAAAGGCCGCGCCGGGCGTATAGGTATCCTTGCGGCCAAATACGCCGTCATTTACGGTGGATTTGTTCAGCAGCGTGCAGGGCGTCATCATGGATTCCAGCAGGTTCATCACAGCCACCCCTTTTTCCAGCGCTTCAGGCGCTTGCCAAACTGCGTTTGCCAGCCCATGGTTGGGTCCTGGCCGCCTACCTTGGAATTCTGGGCCTTAACATAGCTGTAAACGCCGATCACATCCTCGGATTGATAGGGGCTGTTTACCACATCCCCGTATTTATCCACCCAAACGCGGATTTCATCGGATAGTTTACGGAGGGCGGGCGGGACGGCCAGGGCGGTGATGGTGCCGGTGAATGTTTCGGGCATCAGGGCCGCGCCGGCAATATCATCATCATCGGTAACGGTGCCGGGATGGTAGGTATAAACGCCGTCATTCAGGGCGCTGCCGGTGATCTCAAAGCGCTGGCCGTCCTGCAAAAAGGGGAGGGAAACCAGGCCGCCGGGGATGGCAAAGGTCCCGCGCTCCACATGGTACGGGTTTCCGGCGTCATCCTCCGCAAAATAATTGTTCAGGTATTCAAGCACCTGCTGCAGCATGGTTTCCCTCCTTCCCGTTTACGCGATGTAGGTGTACTTGATGGTCACCGTGCCGGTCGGGGCAGCGGCCAGACGCACGCCTTCGCGCTCGATGGTGTAGTCGGTGATGGCGGTGGAGCCGTCCTTCAGCATCTCAACGCTGACGATGCGCGGATGCGCGGTCTTGAACAGCAGCGCGTCGCTTGCGTCGCCGGTGATGGTCTCGGCGGTGGTCACGGCGGTAGAGGTGCCGACATACACGACGGCGATGCCGTCCAGATACTCAGCCCACAAGGCCATGCCCATCAGGGCGAAGCTTTCGCCCACGGCGGTGCTGTAATTGCCGTTGGCGTGGAAGCCGATCAGGTTGGTTTCGCCCTGCACGGTGTAGTTCAAGCCCAGACGGGCGAAATCGCCGTCACCGGGATCGATGTAATACAGGTCGATGTTCTCCACGGGAAGGGCCAGCACGGTATTGCGGGCGATATCGGGTTCGGACATCAGGAACAGGGTGCCGTAACCCATGAAGTTCTTGACGTAGGTCAGGCCGAACTGGGTCTGGACGGTGATATCGGCAGCGCCCAAGTAATCATAAAAGTCCAGCACGTTGGCGAAGCCCACAACTTCGGTTACGGTCTTGCGCATGGTCTGGAATTTGTTGATGACGAGGCCCTTGGCCTTGGCCAGCGCGGCCTGGAAGGTGGCGGCGCCGCCAATCAGGGAGCCAGTGTTCAGGAAGGTGTAAAAGTCGGTCAAAACGCCGTTCTGGAGTTCGGTCAGGAAAGCGTCATCGGACTTTTCAATAGCGATGGCGGCACCGTACTTTTCCACGTCCTCGATGGGCACGGCCTTGGCGTACTTCTTCAGGGCCAGGTCATTCATGGTGGCCTGGGTGATGGTGGCCTTGGAATAGGGGATCACTTTGCCCGCGCCCACGTTGCCGTTCTCCAGCGCAACGCTGGCGGTATAGCTGATCAGGCGGGAGCCGGGGGCCTTGCGGATGGGGCGCATGATGCCCAGAATATCGCGCAGGGCGTCCCAGTTGCGGTTAAAGCGGGTGACAAAATCGATCTCGCGGGCCGTTACGTTGTTAAAAACGTTGGGCAGGCTATCGCGGGGATTGGTCAGGGTTTCAACATTGGTAGCAGGCATGTTTCAATCATCCTTTCTGTTAAAATCCGAAAAGGGTATGGTTTTCGGCGATGGCCCGCTGGCGCTCGGCGGTATCCTTGATGGCAAGGATTTCATCCTTGGTGCGGGCATTTTTGCCGGTATCGGGCGGGGTCTCGACTTTTGCCCCGCGCTCATGGGTTTCGGTGACGAATTCCGCCCAATCGGTGCGGATGGCCTCGCGCAGCTTGTCCGCGCCCTGCAGGTTGCCGTCCTTATCCAGCTTCATGCCGGAAAAGTCCGTAACTTTGCAGATGGCGGCATGGCGTTTGTCGCCGATCTTTTCCTCGGTCAGCAGCCGGCAATAGGCGGCCTGTACTTTGGCCTGCTGGGCCTGCTGCTCCACCTGGGCCTTGTATGCTTCAAAGGCCTGGTGCTCTTTTTCGTAATCGCCTTTATCGACGATGGCTTTTAAGGCGTCGCGCTCCTTCTGCAAATCGGCCAGCTTATCGGCATCGGTTTTCAGGGTATCGCGTTCCTCCTTCAGCGGGGTTACAACGTCCAGATGGGCTTCCATGGTGGCCTGTACCTGTTCTTCGGACAGCCCCAGGGATTTCAAAAAAGACCGGGTAAATGCCATATAAATTCCTCCATTGCTTCGGGCGCGGTGCTTCGCGCTGTGGTGCGGCAAACTGCTTCTTGCCTGTACATCCATTATCCGGGATGGGCGTTTTTGGCTAAAGATCAAAAGCGTTTATAATCGCGGTCAAAAGCGTTGGAAATAAAAAAGAAGCCCCGGAGGGCTTCATGGGATAGGGGGATCAGTCTTCGGAGAGGCTGTCCGCTATGGTGGCGGCAAGGGCCACCTTGCGCAGCTCGTTTTCCATGACGGCTTTATATTCGGCCGCATGGTTTTCCGCCGCGGGCCGGATAAAGGGTTTACCGGCTACAAAGGGCGTTACAAGGCGCTTTCCGATGGCGGGCACATAGCGGCCCACCTGCTGCACATGGCCCAATTCCACGGGCGGGGCGTAGGATACGGCAGTGCCGATGACCTCAGTATTGGCATCCGTTTGCCGGTGGGTAATGCTGTTGCGCAGATTGCCGGTATCCACGGGGCAAAGCTGTTTTGCGTAGGTTTCGGCCTTGCCGCCGCAGATTTCAAGGGCGCGGCTGGTGGCGGCCTGTACGCGGCTGTTCACCTCGGCCCGGCGGCTGATAAAGGATGTGATTTGCCATTTTTGCGCCATTAAAATTCCTCCTTCCATTCCAGCCATTCGTCATAGGTCATATCCTCAATTTCCTCCCCGCTTTCGTTATCCCGGCGCGGGCCGTAACTGGGGTATTCCTCGTAGTCGTATCCCAAAGTACAGCGGCAGTTCCAGGTATTGGCCTCGTCGGCATTTGGATCGCCTGGGTACATGATGGGGCCTAAAATGCTTTCAAAGGGCTCGTTTACATCCTGCACCTGGCCGTCCAAATCCTGATGTGCGGGGCGGGTGCGGTTATCCAGGGTGGCGATCCAGACCTTTTTGACCCTGATGCCCATATCCTGGCTCTCCCGCATCACCTCAAGGCGGCCCGCGTTCTGCGCCCCGGTCATGGCGGTGCGGGCGTAGCGGGTCATGGCGGCGTTGTTGGCGTGGCCTGTATCCCGGGCAATGCGCTGGGCGATCTCCGGGATGGATTCGCCCTGGATGATACCCTGGGTGATGGCATTGGCGATCTTTTTCTGGTTCCAGGCCTGGTCCTTATCGGCATCCACTTCCCGGCGGGGCAATAGCTCTGGCTGCTCCTTGATCAGCCGGGTTACGGTGGCGCTGTCGTACAGGGTAAAGGATAAATCCATGCCAGCGCCGTGCTCCAGCAAATAAGCCTGGAAGGTGGCGTTCTCGCCGAAAACGGCGCGGCGCTCGCCCTCGATCATGGCGTTGGCCTGGCGGTTGGCGTCTAAAAGGGTGGAGGTTACGGATTGCAGCTTATCGTGCCATAACTGGCCGGCGTACACCTGGCCGCGCAGCCATGCATCATAGCTGGCTTTGGTGATCTTGCCGGCGGCAAGCTGGGCGCGTTTTTGCTCATCCATGGCGTTCAGGCGCTTGGTATGGGCATCCAGCTTTTGCACGATCTCCCGCTGGGCCTGGCGGTATACGCGGTTAAACCGGCGCAAAAGGCTTTCATAGGCCTGATCCGTGTACTCCGTTCCCCGGTCGCTGTAATCCGGCATTTACGCCTCCTGTTCTTCCGGCTGCTCCTCCTCCGGCGGCACATCCCGCAGGCGGTCCGCGCTTTCCTTATCCCGGGCGGCCATGATCTTTTTGATCATATCCACGGTGATAAAGGGCAAAAGCTGCAAAACGGTTTCATCGTCCAAATACTGGGCGGCGCTTATGATCATCTGCGTCTGCTCCAGCTGGTTGCTGATGCGCCCGCGCTTGAACTGCGGCACATCCTCAATGCCCTGCAGGGCTAAAAGCTGCTGGACGGCCTCGATGATCTGGTATTCAAAGTCGTCGGCTTCCTCTTCCATGGGCTGGTAGGCGGCGTCGATATGATCATTGGTGGCCCCGGCGGCAACGGTATGCACATCCAAGGCTCCAAAATCCCGGTACATCTGGGCCTGGATGGATTCCAAGAATTTTGTGCGGGCCTCTGTGGGGATTTCCTGGGTGTAGGGTTTGGCCGGCGTCTCGCTGTCAACGGCGGCCATGTGCAAAAATTTGATCTGATCCCGGAAACGCTGGATGTCCTTCTGGGTTGTCCCCATGGCATCGCTGATCAGCCAATAAATCTCCGCGCAATCCTGCAGGTCATTGGCAAAGCCGCTGTTGATCAGATCATAGGCGTCGATCTGCTCCTTGAGGCCCACGAGGGTGCTCTGATGATGCTTGCTGCCGTACAGCGGCACGATGGGCAAAGCGCTGTAATTGGATTCGCCCACGATAACCTCCCCATCGGCGGCGTTCTGGGCAACCTGCAGGCGGTAGGCGCGTTTGGGATCGTATTCGGCCAAATCAAGGCCGCTGCTGCCCTGTTTGGTGCGGTACTTGGTAAATCCATCGGGCTCATACAAAACGGCTGTAACGGGCTTTTTATCCCAATCCAGGGACCAGAAGCGGATGCCGCCCATCAGCGCCCCGGTATCTTCATCCAGCAAAGGGCAAAATTCGGTCATCTTAAATTCATGCACCCGATCCACGTTCCAATACAGGTAGGATACACCATGGATCAGCGCATCATAGGCGGCGTTATACAGCACGGTATCAAATTTTTTGCCCAGCCGCTCCTTGGTCACATCCACGGTGACGGTGCTGCCGTCCTGCCGCTGGGTTTCGCGGGTATCGCTAAAGGATACGCCGTTGCCCAGGCTATAGGTGGCGCGGGCGGTGTTCAGGCGGTGGAAAAAGTTGCTGGCAATATGGTTATTGCTGGCGGTGGTATCGATCACCCGCGCGCCGGTGGCGGTGTAAATCCATTTTACAAATTGGTTGATGGTGCTGTTCTGCTGGCGCTCGTACAGATCGGCGTCAAGGGCGATGCGGTAATCATCGCTCGTGCGGTAATCGTTGATGGCCTGCCGGATAAAATCAACGCGGTCAGGCGCGGTCAAAAAGTCCTGCCAGGTTTTCACTCAATCACTCCCCCAAATAGAGATTTGTACGGCTCGCCGCCGCGCTTGTCGTAGTATCTGCAAATCACGCTGGCGCTGTCCGGCGCGTCATCGTGCTCCGCATCCTCGGTATAGCTCATGATCTGGGCTATATAGGCCTTGTCGGTGCCGGAAAGGAATACAATATTGCGCCACCATTTGCTCAGGTAGGTGCTGATTTTTAGGTGTTTGTTCATGTCCTCATGATAGGTTTTGCCGCTGTACTCCCGCCGGTTTATCTCCTTTGCCAGGTAGCCTTTATCGGCGTTTGTTTCGGTCCAGACCGGCGCGCACAATAGCCGTTTTGCCTCCTTGATGCAGGTATCCAGCACGGTATCCACATGCTTATGCCATAGCCTGCCGTAAAGGTACAGCGTATCCCCCTGGCGCTTGCCGCAGGTAAAGGCGGTGTAATCCTCGCCGCCGTAGGCCGCATCGATGTGCGCAATGCCGTCCCGCAGCAGCGTTTCATCATCCGTGTACTGGGGATAGGTGGTAAACAGCGCTCCTTCTGCGGCCACCCAAAGCCCGTTGATATACCGGTCATAAAGCACGGTTCCGGCGTATTCCTTTTTCAGGTTCTCCACAAACTCCGGCGGCAGCGTGGGGTTATCGTCTATGGTATAAACCTGATTGTAAATATCGGCGTCGGATTGCAAAAACTCGTAAAACCAGTGTGTAGGGCTATCCGGGTTGCATGTTCCGTCAAAATGGCTATGCTTGCAGCGCAGGCGGCTTTTTAGCATATCGAATACATCTTTGCTCCAGGTGGTGATCTCATCCCCGTAGCAGTATTCGATGGTAGAGCCGCGCAGCCGGTTTACGTGCTTTATGTTATCCGCGCCCAGAGCGTAGCATTTATGGCCTAAAATATCCACGGTATTATCGGCGCGGATTTCGCTGACAAGTCCCGTCCAAATCTCCCGCATCGGCTCCAGGATATTTCGGTTCAGCGTTCCGCGGGTATTGCCGATCAGCATTGCAAGCCCTTCGCCGCGCATACATTCCAGGCGCTTTGGGATGGTATACGCAAAATCCAAAAAGCTTTTGCCGCTGCCCGTGGCGCCGGTTTTTACGTTCCAGCGGTGGGTGCATCGCTGCAGATACTCGCTTTGCTTTTCAGTCAATGCCACTTTCCACACCTCCGAGGATGGATCGCGCCTTTTCAAGCGTTTCATTTACGGCTTCGCTTTCGGCGGCCTTGCGGTTCTTCCAGCGGTCCGGGCGGCGGTTGTTAAGCCAATAAATCTGCGCGGTCACATCGCCGGGCACTTCCTTTGTTACCTTGCGGATATGGCGCTCCTTGATCTTATAATTGCCATCATCGCCCTTTTCGCCGTAGGTGGTTATTTCCTCGATGGTTTCCGTGTAGCTGTAGCCCTTGGCGCGTTTCAGCAGCGCGTTTTCCACCTCAATATCCACCGGGGCCTTGCCCCTTTTTAGGGCGGCCAGAAGGGCCGGGAATTGATTGAGCCATAATTTGAAGGTGGAATAGGCAATGCCCATGTTATGGGCGATCTGGGCATCAATCAGCCCGTCCCGCGCCCAGCCTTCAACGCGCAAAAGCCCGTCATCGGTCAGCCATGGTGTATACTTCGCGTTACCGTTTATCCGCTTCGTTTCTTCAATGGGTATCACCCCCGGTTCATAGGTTCAATCTTTCTCCCGATGTATGCAAACGGCGTATCACACACAGCCGCCACAATCTCAATGATGCTTGTGGCAAGCGCGATCTCCGCGCACTGGGCCGCCGAATACACGCCGAGGAAAGCGAGGAAGATAAAGCCGAAGTTTTCAAGACAGTTGCAAAGGATGGTCGCGGTGTTGTTGCGCATCCACAGCCACTTGCCGCCTGTCATCTCCTTCAGCTTATCGAATACTGCAATATCGGCCATGTTGGCGATCAGGTACATCACGATACTGGATGCCGTGATCCGCAGGTTCAGGCCGAACAGCACTTGCATGGATGGGTTGGCATAATCGTATTCAACAGGCGTATACAGCAGGGCGATCTGCGTAGCCACAATCAGCGCAACGGAGGAAAACAGCCCCACAAGCACGCCCATTTTCGCCGTCTGCTTTCCATACCTTTCGCACAGAATATCGGTGCAAAGGAAGGTACTGGCGAACAGCACCGATCCTTGCGCCGCGTCAAGGCCAAGGATGTTACTGGTCTTGGCCGTGATGATGTTTGCCAGTACGGACGCAACGCCGATCCATGCGATCAACCCATACTTGCCAAACAGCTCTGCGGCCAGCAGGACAGCAGAAAAGCAGACGATGATTTCAACAAACAGATACAGGGTGTTCATGTTATAACTCCTTTGTTTTTTTACGTGGGTTGATGCAAACCACGGATATCAAAGATGCTTATCAGCATACTTTTGAAACTTAATCCATTCGGTATAGTTGTGCAGCGCGGCGGCTCGGCTGTTTGCGATGCGATGCCCCGGCGGCGCGTCACGCTTCTGCATCGTCTTGCCGTCAAAGAAATACAGGTAGCCGAAGCGGTTGCCCGTTGTCCATGCCGTGCTGTCCACGCTGTCAAAGTGGTATTGCTGAATACCTTCCAGCGATGTAAAGCCCAGCGCATGGATTTTCGCGCCGTGTTCATGTGCGGTGCGGATAAACCACGGGAAATACTTCCACAGCGCCCGGGCGTATTCGCCTTTCTTCGCGCCGTCCACAAGCCCGCCAAGGGCCACATACGGATAATCCTTGCACAGCCCGATATATTCATCTTTCCCGCGTGACTTATGCCATACCGGGATGCTCTGCCGCCCGGTCAGCCGTTCCAGCTTTGCCCGCAGCAGCTTCACCCGGTCATACCCGACCACGCTGTCTATGTCCAGCTCAAAGTATTTTTCAACGTGGTTTCGGTTGATAAAGTCGGCGTATCGCTCTGCGTATGCATCGAAGTCCGGGCTTCCGCCTTTGCCCTGCATGAAGGTGAATGCCCCGCTGTCCAGCAGGAAATCGCCGTAGAAAGGGATAAGGCGTTCTGTATCAGCATCAGCATAAAAGAATGATTCGAGGATGTATGGGTGGTGCTGATGTACGATTGGGTCGTACCCCCCCCAATTCCGCCATGGCCATACACCGGCGAGGAACAAATGCACTCGGCTACAATGCGATGAATACCGTTCATGCCAGCGAGGAACAGCCTCACGGCGTGAACCATTCACCGCAATGCGGACACTTAATTTTCTTGGGCTCTTTTTCTTCCTGCTCCGGGGCGGGAGCAAATAGATCATCAAGCGCCGATGTATCAGCAAATGTAAATTTCAACCCGCTCAAGTCCACGCCATCGATCTCCAGCGCGGCGATTTCCTCTTCCAGTTTGCCGAAGTCCCAGCCGCTCAGTTCGGCGGTGCGGTTGTGCCTGATGGCGTAGTCCCGGCGCTGGGTTTCGGTCA